AAACCTTTTAATTATGCTTGGGCATACGATGCGTGGCTTGCTCATGAGCAGTCCCACTGGTTACACACTGAACTTTCAATGGCAGAAGATGTCAAAGATTGGCAGAGGAAACTCACCAACGAAGAAAAGGCATACCTGACCAACATCTTCCGTTTCTTTACTCAGGGAGACATCGATGTTGCGGGTGCGTATGTTGATAACTACCTTCCATACTTCAAACAACCTGAAGTGCGTATGATGCTTTGCGGATTTGCTGCAAGGGAAGCACTACACGTTGCAGCATACTCTCACCTCATTGAAACTCTTGGAATGCCCGAATCTACTTACAATGAGTTTCTTGAGTATGAAGCAATGCGAGAGAAGCACGAATATCTTTTAGAACTCTCTAGTAAAAACGGAACAAGGGAATCCATCGCAACTAATATTGCTGCATTCTCTGCTTTTACTGAGGGCATGCAGTTGTTCTCTTCCTTCATCATGTTGCTGAACTTTCCGCGACATGGCAAGATGAAAAGTATGGGACAGATTGTAACTTGGTCTATCGTTGATGAGACCATGCATGCTGAGTCAATGATAAAACTTTTCCGCACATACATTGAAGAAAACATTGAACTATGGAACGATGATTTGAAAGAATCTATCTATAGCATAGCAGAAAAGATGGTAGCACTAGAAGACAAGTTCATCGACCTTGCGTTTGCAATCGGACCGATGGAAGATTTAACACCAGAGCAAGTTAAAGAATACATTCGCTACATTGCTGACAGACGATTGATTAGTCTCGGCATGAAGGGGATATTTAAAGTCAAGAAGAACCCACTGCTCTGGGTTGAAGAAATGATAAACGCACCAATCCACACAAACTTCTTTGAAAATAAAAGCACTGACTATGCTCGCGGAGCATTGAGTGGTGACTGGAAGAACGTTTGGGGAGCAGCATAAGTGGTAAAATCTGTATATGAAATAGAATGTGAAGTATGTGAAACAGAAGTTGAGGTTCTTGTATCTGAACCAAATAATGAAGAACCTGCATTCTGTCCAATGTGTGGAAGTCCTGTCGAGGCTAAGTAATACTATGACATGGCATTATAAGGGTGAGGTTTATGACCCATCCTATGAAGACGAACCAAAAGAGTATCAGGGTTTTGTCTATGTGATAACAGAGATTGACACTGGTATGAAGTACGTTGGGAAGAAGTTTTTTCACAAACCAAAAACCCTCCCAATCACTCAGAAGCGCAAGAGGCGCGTCAGGTCAATCGTGGAAAGTGACTGGCGTGATTATTACGGTAGTAACGAGACTATCAAGCAGAGGATAACTGAGGGTCTCTCAGGGCAGTATTACAGAGAGATTCTACATTTTGGAAAGACCCGTGGTGATTTATCATACATCGAGGTCAAGGAACAAATGGACAGGGACGTTTTAATACGAGATGACTATTACAATGGAATAATTTCATGTAAGATTCATCGCAAGCATCTAAAAACTTGCTTGACTAAATAATATTGAGGTAAGACAATGATAACTGAACACCAAACAGGAGCAACCCGCAAGGTGGAGTTGTTCGAAATGCTCGAAGAGATTCAAGCAGCAAAGAACAAAAAAGAGCGACTCGCAATGATAAAACACTACGCGAGGATGTCTGCATTTTGTGACTATCTACGATGCACATTTGATGATCGCATCCAGTTTCTTCTTCCCCAAGGTGCGCCCCCATACACACCAAGTTCCGAAGGCGCACAACCATCTACTTGGGCAAAGCAAAATACAAAACTTGCATACTTTATTACTGGTGGTAAAGGAGAAACTATGTCTCCAGTAAAACGAGAATCCATGTTCATTGGTATACTTGAAGCAGTTCATCCCGAAGATGCCCTTGTACTAACAGATATGATTTCCAAGAAATGTCCACACCCTGCGATTAAAAAAGCATTGATTGAGGAGGCAGTACCTGGACTTGTTATGTAAAATATTATGATTTCTTAAATAACCTTTAACGGAGTTTGCCTATGGTAACAACACACCAGTTAGAACGTCTAAGAAAAGATAGTGTAGAATTATCGCACTACATTCATAAACTAAACAAAAAAGGAAAGACGCAGTTAGCATTTAAGGTAGAAAGGAAGAGAGAGTATCTTGATAGTTACATCTCTGACCTCGCGAACTCTAGTCAAAGTATTTAAGGAGGTGATTATATCTCGCACCCCACTGTAACGGTGGGGTGTCGTTATATAAAATAAATATTATTTTTCTTGACTTCTCATTCTAAATGCTTATAATAAAGATTGTACATTGCCCCCCACTAATACTATATAAAAGACAACCTATGAATAAGGACTTATAATGCCTACCTATGAAGTACGAGATTTAAAGACTGGAGAAGATACAGAAATAATATGTTCTTATTCTTCTCTGCAAGAAAAGATTGATAGTGGTAGGTTCATTCAGGTACATAAATCTACTGCCACCATTGTTACACATACTGGAAGCGTGTTGGGTAAAACTTCAGGTGATTATAAAGATTTAATTAAAAAAATAAAAAAAGGTTCTGGTAGAGGAAATAGCATACACACATGAGTCAACAAAAGAAACAAAGGCAAGTATCTTCTTCCGCACCAAAGAAGATTAGGATAGATGACCTCAAAGTCATAGACGCTCTAACAGATAATCAAACGGTTGCCAGAGAGTCTTGGGCAGATGGTGACCATCTTGTTTTAAACGGAAGCGCGGGAACTGGTAAAACATTTACTGCTTTGTATCTTGCTCTACAAGATGTGCTTGATAAGAGTACGCCTTGGGAGAACATACATCTGATTCGTTCTATCGTTCCCACAAGGGAGATGGGATTTCTTCCAGGCACAGCAGAAGAAAAGTTACTCCCATTCGTGACTCCTTACATTTCTCTGTGTGAAGACCTGTTTACATTTAAGGGTGCATACCACCAGTTGATAGAACAGGAAGTAATAAACTTTCACTCCACATCTTTTATTCGTGGACAGACCTTTGACAACTCAATCATTATTGTTGATGAGATGCAGAACTTAACCTTCCATGAACTTGACTCAGTAATAACGAGACTTGGTGTTGACTCTCGCATCATTCTTTGTGGTGATTACTATCAGTCAGACTTTGTGAAGAACGCAGATAAAAACGGACTCCAAGAGTTTCTAAAAATATTGGAAGTGATGAAAAACTTTAGCACCATAGAGTTCGGTTGGCAAGACATTGTCCGGTCAGACTTTGTGCGTGACTACATCATGACAAAAGAAATGATGCAAGGAAGTAATCTGCATTAAACAAAGGAATAATATAATGAATCCTGCTAGTAGAAAAGCAGTATACGAACAACTAAAGATTGACGAAGGTGTTGTATACAAGACATACGAAGACTCTCTAGGGTATCTTACCTTTGGTATTGGGCATCTCGTTCTTTCAAGTGACCCCGAATATAGAGCAGCATTAGGAACTCCTATAAACGAAGAGCGAGTTCATGAGGTGTTTGAGTTTGACCTTGACTTACACATTAGCGAATGCTCAAAACTATACGGTTGCTATTGGGATGAATTCCCTGATGAGATTCAAGAAATTCTTGTTAACATGTGTTTTAATATGGGACGCACTCGCCTTGGAAAGTTTAAAAAGATGACTGCTGCTATGCAAAATAAAGATTGGGTTACCGCAGCAAAAGAAGGACGAGATAGTGCGTGGTATGGACAAGTGGGCAATCGTTCAGAAAGATTAATGACACGAATGGAAAACTTCAGTGAATAATGATGAGAAATTTCGCGGAGACTTTGACCGCAATGAAGTAGAGGTTGACCTTGATAGGTTCATGGCAATCCTACATGAAAACTCGCAACTCAAAGATGAAATCCGTGAACTAAAAAGTGAACACTCTGTCAACCCTTGGCAGAAGTGGATACACGCAGCAAAAACCATAGACGCATGGAGACTATTTCCTCGCGCATTCATTACTGTTTACATGGTGCTGCTGTACTATTCTACAATGTGGTTTATGTCACTTGAACAACCAGACCTTGCTCAAGCAGGACTTATAAGTACAGTTGTAGGCGCAGGTGCTGCATGGTTTGGACTATACACCCGCTCACACGGAGATGGTGAGTAAGTAGTAGCGATATATATAATAGAGATGATAAAGTAATTGATTAGGAATTATAATGAAGCGAATGATATTTCAGGTTGCTGTTGGACAGCAGTCTGCACTTTATGAACACTGCATTGAATCTGTAAAAACATATTGTAAAATACATAAGATAGAACATGTAGTACTACGCAAACCAGTGTTGCGTATCTGCCCAGACATTTTCGCCACCAATCGCAGCAAAGAATCTTACACTAAGCATGGTGGGTTTCTTCCTATCTATGAAAAAGAAAGAGCATTTGATTACTTTGACCAGTGCGACCAGATTGCAATTATTGATGCCGACATTTACATTCGTCCAAACTCCCCAAATATATTTGACCAACTTCCTGATGACTGTTCCTTTGGAGCATGCGTTGAAAGAGATATGCCCATCACTACAGAGTATGCCAAAAAGATTCATAACTATTCCCATATGCAATACCAGTCTCTCAAAGATGTTGAGTGGCATTGGACTGGTTGGGGCGCGAAGTTTTATAATATGGGAATGATTGTGATGAACAAATCTATCGTCCCGTTTTTTAAAGGTCAGGACTCTCGACAGTTCTTAAACAGAGTTGAGTTCAAAAGGTTTATTGACGGTGACGGTGCGTGGAAATGGTCAACAGACCAAACACTACTGAACTGGTGGATCAAGAAAGAGAAGAATCTAAAGGTTGCAGACATCAATTGGAAATACAATGCTTTATATAAAGGTGTGAAAGATGATAAGATACCCGAAGCACATTTTATTCATTTTTTTCTAAAGGATAAACTACCTAATGGTGGGGAAGATGTAAAAACACTAATGAGGGATATAGGTGAATGAAACTATTTAAGTACGAGAATTACGACCACTAT